GGCATTTGTTGATGCTTGAGCTCTAAGAAGAGCAGCTTGTTGAGCTGGATTTAATGGCGATGTTAAAGAACCATCGGCCATATGTTTAACGTGACCACCTTTTTTCATTACAAAGCCGGGACCAAAACATCCACCATTAGCAGTTGGATTAATGCCACCAGTACGACCTGTTGGAAGAATACCAGGAGTAGGTTGTTGCATTTGTGGTCGTTGCATAGCTGGAATGCCATTCATTCTTTGCTGTTTAGCATACGCTTGAGCTTGCAACATTTGTTGTAATGTTTGAGGAGGGATTCCTGAAGCTGGATTGTATGGTGCTGGATTATTTGCATCCAAAGCACCAGTCAATGAGCCGTCGGCCATGTGCTTCTTATGTCCGCCGGCTTTAGCTTTTTTTGATGCGTGACCGCCTTTTTTAAAAAAGTCAGAAGCTTTAGGTTTAGCACCTGCAGATTCAGCATTAGCTTTTTTATCGCCTGTTGGTGGAACTTTATTAATTTTGTCTTCATCACCAGCTGGTTTTGATTTTTCTTTTTCTACATCAGAACCTGCTGAGTATTTACCAATCTTGCCACCTTTTTTAGCTTCTACTTTCTTTTCTGTAGATGGCTCTGTGGATGGTTCTACTGAACCGCCTTTTTTGTATTTACCACCGCTGCACATTGCCTTGCCGCCTTTTTTCATAGCAGCAGATTTAGCGTCAGCTTTCTTGTCGCCAGTAGCTTTAATTTTTTTGATTTCATCTAAGTCGCCAGATTTTTTGTGCATCTCGATTGCACCACCAGCTTTATATTTTTTAACTGTGCCTTCTTTTTTCTTATCACGGCCACCTTTTTTGAGCTTGATTTCTGTTGGCTCTTTTTTGTGTTCAGCTTCGTCGTGTTGTTTGAATGCTTTTTTGATTAGAGCTTTATCTTGAGCAATGTCACCACCTTCTTTGTGATGTTTAGCTTTGCCGCCCTTTTTCATGATATTGATGTGACCGCCCTCTTTGTAGCATGGCATGTCAGATTTCATTTTTGTATTACTTTTAAATCCGTCCATTTTGGTTCCTATAGGTTAAAATTGATAAAATTAGGATGATCAGTCCTTAGCTCTACTAATGCACAAAAGCCACTTTTTTCGCCCCATGTAGGAATAATTCGCGCTCCCTGTAACGTCTAGCTTCTAGTATGGCAGGCTTATTCCAAAGTAACATGGCATCAGCCGCACCGTGAAAATTGTGGTTTCTGATGTTTCTAATAACCGTTGACTTTTTAAAGTTGTCAACGCCAATATTAAAGCAAAAACTTAAGAGTGCCTCATATTGGTATGTAGTTAATTCGTAGGGTGACGTCTCCTCCACTGCAGTGCTACAGGACTTTATATCCTGCCTAAAGAGCTGTAATACCTCGGCATCCGTGAGCGTCTTATGTTTAAGGTGATCCTCATCTTTTTTAATGAGGTGACCAATACCAATGGTAAGTTTACCTTGGCTGTCTCGGTAGGCTTCATTTCTAAAGCCTTCCTCTTTTGATAATAGAATAACCTGATTGGCTACCTTTGAAAGATCCATTTCCAACTTGGTATGGTTCACTTGCTCCGTATTGCACGTGATCGAAAAAAGTGTGAGCAATCCTGCAAGTATAAATACTTTGTTCATGATTAATCCTTTCTCTGCGTATGTTACCGCAAATTAATGATTCTATGTTAGATTTTTGGGAAAACTAAGCTAGAAAAGCCCAGAATAAGAAGAGAGAATTGTTCATATTTAACCTCCTAAGAACAGTTGTTTTTCGTCATTTCGACGGGTGACGAGACCCTTGATGATTTTACCACCAGCCCTGACGTACTTCGTGAATTCCTCCGCAGCGCCCTTTTTATCATTTCTAAGGATCTTTTGACGGAGGGTTGATCGCTGTAGTACCCCAAGACCAAGATTGAAGCTAAAACTAATAAGAGCATCAAATTCGCCTTGTGTAAGTTGCACAGGACAGAACTTTGACACTCCCTGCTCAAATCGAGCCAAATCTTTTCGAAGAATCCCATCTACTTCCTCCATAGTGAAAACTTTATTCCATTCTGGCGGTAGGGATTTACCATCACCAATAAGGTGTCCTACGCCAACAGTCCAAAGTTTAACACAATCTTGGTACGGTTTCAAGCGTACACCTTCGTGATGTTTAATTAATGCTATACCTTTGTCAGATATCTGCATTAGTTTTTCCAGTGACGTGAACCAAAGTAGAAGCCAATAATTGAGGCAACAATCGCCATCTCTTGGTCTGAGAATACTAAGTCAAGTGCTTCTTTAAAGTCAACACCTGTCCAGATAGCCCAGATCATGCCAGATACGTCAGTAAATACTAATAAGCCAACAAACACATAAGCAATGACTGGACGCACAGAAGCACGTAGATTAACAATCCATTGTGCTGCACCTTCTTGCTCTTTAGCAGCAAATGCATACAATGCAGAAGCTTCTTGTGCATCAGCTTGCACTAAGTTCTCTTGCAAGTTGATTGCTTCAATACGTTCTTGCGCTTGAAGGTTTTGTTGAGCCATAGCCAATTGTTGTTGCATTTGCAACTGAGCCATTTCAAGCTCATGTTTTTGGTCTGACTTTTGTTGAAAAAAGTTTAAAATGGATGGGAGACCGGAGGTCGCGAATCCTAAAATACCTGATAACATACTAAACATAATTAATTTCCTAATGGGTTAGTGGTGGCTTTTCGAAGGGCTTTCATTTGTTCTTGCATAGAGGTAATCGCTGAATTGATTTCCAATGTATTACCTTTAGCTAATGCTTGTGCTTCACGTGATGAAGCCAACGCATCTGATGATTTTTCTTGCATGCGGATAGACGCATCTTGTAATGCTGCTATTCTATCTTGTTGCGTTTTTACTTGAAGCTCTAAAGTTGTGATTTGAGATTTCATATCACCAATACCTTTAACTTCCTCAATCGCCGAAACCGCTTCGTTGTAGCGGGTTATCGCCAAGTAGGCTCCGCCACCTATAATTGGCAATGCTGTTAAAATTAATCCCAATATCATCTGAGGTGATAAAGTTAAGGAGAATGTCTTGTTCTCTGCCATATGCTTGTTCCTGTGTTAAGTTGATATATTCTTGAATTTGTTGTTGCTGCATATTGTAGCCAGCATTTAGTAATTGCATACTCATGACTACACCGAAACCTGGAACGATTTCTTTACCTTTTGGTATGCTAGTTTTCGCCTCTGTCTTGTTGGTTTCCGAGCTTCCTGTAGAGTTGCTCGTACTGCTCGATGCTGTCCCAGAGGTGCTTTCTGACTTTTGTGTAGTCCCACTTTGGCTTGTCGTTGTTGTCGTTGTGTCTACCAATGGGGTATTCGCAATAACAGGGTTTTGTTGAACATCCACAGGTGGGGCAATCTGTGTTGTCGAATTCATTTGTTTGCTGATCACCGAGTTTGGATTCGTCGGGCTGATCGGTGACACTGGGCTTGTCGGATTGTTTAGATTCGTGACCGACATGACGCATGTATTCGAAGTCGTAACCCAATCCGACCAAGTTGGCGTGGAATATGGATCCGAACAAGTCGATGATCTGTTTTGTAGTATGCTTCCAACATATCCAGATTGACACGATAATGTCTGTGTCTGAGTTGATGGTTTGCATGTTGCTGGATCCGGTGTGCATGAATTGGTTGTAGTGATCCACGCTCCCGGGACGGGTTGACCATAGGGATCTGGACAACTCGTTGTTGCTTGTTGGATTATCTGTCCTGAAAAATGAGTCGGACAACTTAAACTCCTTGCTGAAACGCTTGTCTGACAGCTCGGTGGAAGCGGCGTGCAGTTGTTCGAAGTTGTTTGCCATGGACCCCAAGTTTGCGTCGAACAGAAGTAAGTCCTACTTTGATTGATAGCACCAGTTTGATGCGCACCACATTGAAGTGTTTGAAATTCAACTGATGATGTGCATGGCGGTGGTATATAACAAACGGGATGGCCGTAAAATTGAGCCAGTTGATTACACCAGTCCGTAAATCCATCAGCACTCGCACTACTCCTTGAGAGGAGGAAGAGCAGGAATATTATAGTCCTCGCCATAGAGCTTTTTAAATCTTTCAGGGTAACGTTTAAACCAAGCTTTCTTTGCTGCATCACCGACTGCTCCGCCTAATGGACATGGACTGCCTGACATCTCCATCGCGTCCCATACTTTTGGATCTTGACAGAGCACTGAAACTGCCGCCACTTTAAGACCTAAGTCATTGAGTGTTTTAGCTAGTTTGATTTTTACGCAATTATCATCAAGAAGTACAGTACCGCCAGAGAGAGATAATACACCAATGTTCCCAGCCCCAGAGACGGGTACTGCGCAAACATCTTGGCTAAAAGCAGACATAGAGGGAGCCATGGCACTAGATACAGGCATGCCTTTGTTTTGAATAACAGTAGTATCTGCATAAGCTATCCCAAACCATAAGCAAAGAATCGTACCTAAAATACGTTTCATTTATTTGTCTGCCTTGTCATCTAATTTTTCAAAAATACGGTCTAGCATGTTTTTGATTTCGTCAATGTCACGACGATAATCATCTTTAGTTACGTATGAAAGTGGCATCTCTGCTATTTTATCTTCAAGACGTAAGATAGATCTTGACATACTATTCAATACCCAAGCGCCAAAGAAACCAATAAGTCCTAAGGCAATATTAATAAGGGTTTGGGTATCCATTATTTTTTCTTTAAACCTTTCAGCGTTTGAGCCAATCTTGCACGTTGACCAGTCACGCCAGATTTTTTAGCAGCGGATGCTAATTTACCAGCGGGGATCTTTTCACTTTTTTTAACACCAAGAGACTCTTTAAGTGCACCAGGTTTTTTGATAGCTTTTTGAATCCACTTTTCAGCCATGATTATTGTCCTTGATTTGGTGATAAGCTAGATGGTTGTGAAATTGCTGGAGCTTCAGCTGGAACAGCAGC